CAGTTAGTATTCTATTCTTCTTATCAACATATTGTATGAAGAAATCTGGCACATACACCGTTTGACGTTCGGTCAACGGATCTCTATAGGGGATTTGTATAGCTTCGCTGGCCCACTTTATTATGCTGGGATTGTTGTCGCAGAAATTCATGAAACTCCATTCCCAGCTGCTTCTGTACGTGGGAATTTTTGTGCCGACATATTTTTCGGGATGTTTAGTGACAAACTTGCCTCGTGCGAATTTTGCCATTTTAGATTAGGATGTTACGAGCTTCGTAGGTATTAGTAACTGTGGCTGTTCTGTATCCCAATACACTGGTACTGTCTCTGCTGGCGTTTAATACCTGGGCCACCACTTGAGTTAATTGTATATCAGTGAGAACTTTTAATGTGTCCATCAGAGTGAACACATTTACATTTTCTTTCCTAGCTTGTGATAGCAATATAATTGCTACTGAATTTGCACTGACTTTATCAAAACCACGTTTGGTAAAAAATGCAATAGTGGCGTCAATTTCTCCAGCAGGGAAGCTGTATGAATTTGCCAAGTTTGCTCCAAAAAATGTTTTTACATTGATAGGGCCAGTTTGTGTTGTTGAGGGTAAATTAAATGTGCTCATGATTACCAACCATCTCCTTCATCGTCGGATCCACCATATTCTTCAAACCCGCCTGAATCGCCAAACTCATCTGTATCTTCCGTTCTAAAATCTGTTTCAGAATCATAAGTATCAGCACCAGTGTCAACTTCTTGTGCTTCTTCACCCGCACCTTCAAAACCGTCTGGGTTGCTCAATAAAGCGCCTGAATCGTCGACTTCCTCTCCGGGATCTTCTCCCAGTAATTCATTTTCTGTTCCACTTGCTCCGGGATTTGGTACGTCATCGGTATTCTTACTGCCAAAACTTGGAAAACTAAACCCTGATAGCCCACTGACTAAACTGCTGGCTGCACCCAGTATTCCCACTACTCCTAGACCTGTGGCAAGCCCTGACGCCAATTTACTGATAGGTTTACTGGACAACTGAGTGTTTTGATAAGTGTTAATTTGTGCAATGGTGTTGGATAGTACGCCGCCTGAAGCTGCGCCTGTACTGGATACAAAACTGGGTGAGGTTACACCGTTGGGTCTGCTACCCTTTAATGGGCTAGGTTTGTTGTCGTAATGTGTGGTGCCGAACCCTTCTGGTTGATCTTGTCCAACATTACCAACGCTGTAGCTAACTGATTCGTAATTAAACTTCATGTCAAAGTCGTGCATTTGATTTTGACTGTAATCTAATTTGTTATGATTCCAACTAGTTATGACTGGGTTATACAAGTGATAACACACATACTCGTGACGGGCCATCTGATATATTTTGATGTAGTTGAAAAATGGATCAGTACTGCCTGCATCGTAGCCGTATACCGACGGAATACTACTGAACGCTTTGGTAGCATTCCTTGAGTAGGCTCCAGGAATAGTTGCAGTATTGCTATCAGCATAGTAGTAGGAAAAATACGCTTGCCATAACTGATTGATCAATCCCATGTTGTCATCATGAAACTTAGCGCCTATCTCTTGATAGTTTGCGCGATACTGTACAATTTTTTTTCTATTATACTGATTTAATGTGTCTGTCTGAATTTGAAAACTAGGCAAATCGATACTTTTAACTAACATGTTGATTTCTTGACCGTACGACGATACCAATTTAGAATTTTTTAATATATTTGTATTGATACCAAACGACACATGAAACTGGAAATTAAACTTGGGTGCAAGCCTGAACTGATCAACATTGAATAAATCAGCAGCGTGAGAATAGTCCCGCAAAATTGTGGGACCAGTCCTGGTAAGATTAGAGTTGGGTGTGAAGGCCATAACTTTATTTATCGAAAAAATAATGTACGCACTTAACTAACAGTCATAATAAAACCCACCGAAGTGGGTTTTATTTATTACGAACCTAAAACAGTAGTTCCACCGGGGAATGTTTGTACTGTTTGGCCAGAACCAAGTGCATTAGTTGGATTCAACTGCACAGCATTGTCAAACTGTATGCTTAGATCAATCATTGCAGGAGTTGCTTCACTGTATTTTAAATCTGTATAGTTGGTACTAACAATATAGCAACCATAGCATACCCATGCTTCTAGCACAGTTGGAGTGTTGGTGCCATTGCCGCCGTCTAACATTTCAATACGCATAGTGAATTTATAGTCACCTGCTGAAGCAGCACTGCTTTGTTCAAAGAAGTCAAATTGTTTCTGATTCTGCTCACCCACCAAGGTTGTAACTTGATTGGTAACATCATCACGCAATTTAATTGCAATAGGATCCCAGCTTGGTTTGCCGGCATAATGAATAATTGAATTGTAAATCTCAATCTTCTGATCCGCAAATTTCACGCTTGGCCGAGCCGCTTCTGAAACTTGTTTTGTCAGTTCAGTCACTGCGCCAGTTACTCCAAAGTTTTCAAACGAAACACGAAATCTGTATTTCAGTTTGGGCATCAACAAGCCTTGCGAGCTTGCACTTTGGTCTGATGCTAACGGTACTGTAAAGTTTGATAGAGCTGCAATTGCCATTTAGTTTCTCCTAATTATGTGCTCAAGCCTGCAATGCCGCCAGTATTTTCTAAACGCAATGGAATGTAAATAAATTCCACAGCTTTTACTGGCTCAATGGCTATGTCGACGTGTAGTTCGTTTGCATCAATTCTAGACGGTGTGTTGTTTGAACCATCGCACACTACTAAGAAATCATACAATGCTCGTTGTCCAACTAATTCAAGCAATAGCTTTTCAATCTGTTGTTTGATTTGGTTACGTGTAATAGTATCGTTTGGTTCAAAGATATATGGTTTAGCAATGACGTTCAATTGATAACGTAGATAAATTACCAAGCGAGCCACGTTGATACGATCCAAGCTGCTGGCCACTAGTTGACGTGTCTTTTGTCCGTAAACCACCAAGCCTGTTCCAGCAAGGTATGTGATTGGATTAACATGTATGCCAGCCATAGTGTCACGCTGTCCTTGATTCAATGCCACAGTAACAAACTCGCCTGAATCGCTTGTGACATAACCAACACTGCTTGCATTTGATACGCCGCCACGACGCACACCAGCTGGTGCAAACCATGGATAAGAAACATTGTCACTCAATGCAATTGTGCGTAACATAATGTGGCTTGGAGGAACAACAATATTACGTCCGTTCAAATCAGTTGTGTATCCCCATGGATAGTAAACAGCACTGTACGGGCTAGTTGCAATTAATCCCATATCGCCGTCAATAGCTGCACCTGCTGAATTGTTACCCCAGTTGCTTAAACTTGTGGCATCTGGTGTTAAACGAGCTGGTGTATCCAACACAACAAATGCTGATAAACCGTTGTCTGCATTCAAACCGTTCAGTGCGCTGGCCGCTTCTAGGTAGCCTGGGCAAGCCAACAAGTTATAGATAACTGTGTCAGGTTGACGAATACCTTGGTTGCTTTGTATTGTGGCTTGAATTGCTTGCAACACCACAGCACGTTGGGCTTTGCGGCCAAACTGTCCAACACCAAATGTATCATTTGCAGCTGCTGTTACCCAACGATCTGGATAGTAGTAAGTTTGTGCGGCATTGCCCATACGTGGATTTTGTTCAGTTGTGTCAACATATCCTGCTTCGTATCGTTTAACATTATAACCGCTACGGCGTGTGTTCCATAACAATGTTCCTTTTGGATACAATGCAGGATCTGGAGCATCTCCATCTAAGAAGTTACTGGCAAGTAAACTAACAATTGTGTCAGGAGCACCGGCACCTTCAAATGGTGAACCCAAGTTGCCGTTGGCGCTTTGATCACTCCAACGTGCATCACCAAACACAATACCAGCACTGGTTACTTGATCTGTGTTGTCAATCAATACCCACTTCTTGTTTGCAAAATCCCACTTGTAAATGATAGGATAATTTTCAATGTCGCCGGTGTAGATCCACAAATCACCATTGGCCAATGTTGTGCCAGTGCTTTGTGTTTTAGGCATACTTGCGCTAATGATAGGACCGTTAGGATCTGTATCGCCTTGTGTGCCGAATGGATTATTAATTGATTTTCCGCCTTTGATAACGGAACTACCAATTGTGGTATCTACACTGCGGTAGCCTACCCAACGTGAACCATTGCAAACCATCATGTCTACATCATTCAAGTAGCTGTCATACCACAATGTGCCATTTGAAGGAGTTGTGGTTAGTGGAGTTGTGCTTGGTGTTGCATATGCTGAATTACCAACCATTGTTCCCCACAGTGTGGCCATAGTGCCCACACCAGTTGGGTTTGCGTAGTAGTTGCTGGTTGAACCAGCTGTGAACAACTTGCTTAGTGTAGCCGATGCGCCGTTGCCATCAACAAACACAATGTCACCGCCACGTTGGTGTGTAATTTTGATTGAAAAATCACTGTTGATCTCTGCTGACACCACACTGCCAACCAGTGCTGCTTGTAATGCTGCAACTAAATTATTTGCATCTGTTTGGCTGTTTCCAGTACCTGTGAATGACACAGTCACTGGTGTTGTCAAGTAGCTGGCATATCCATCGGCATCAATAGTGCCAGGCGTTAACGAAGTTTCTGAAATTGTAAAATTATATGCTGCAGCATTTGTGAATGTGCTATTACCAATTGGGCTACTTGTAATAGTTGTTATACCTGCAGCTGTGCGATAGTAAATTTTAAAGTCTGCCAAACTATTAGTAGTGTAGCCGCCGTCATTAAATTTCACGTATGCTGCGCTGGCTGAAAGATTGATACCGCCACCTGTTGGATCTAACATTTTCAACGCTGTGCCGTTGTTTGGATGCAGGGCAATTGGTTTTAACACCCAAGATGCTGTGTCTTTATTATATTGCTTGACAACCCAGTTTGCACCGTTGTTGACGTTTGTAGTTTTGCACCACACACTGCCAGTAGGATAGCCGTTGGCTGTGGATGTGTTGTCTGCAATGCCAAATGTTGGAACATTGTAGTGCTGACTTGCTGAAAAAGTAGGAGCTAGATAAACACTTGTTGAGAATCCTAATGCTGTTGCTGCTGTACCACTTAATGTTACACTTGCACCAGTTGAATAAATGTTTAATATGTTACCCACAGCGCCTGCTGTGACACCAAACAATATGCCTCCGCCGCCATTAATAGCTGCGGCCATTGCGGCCACTGTGGTGACGCCTGACACGTTAACTGTGCTGCTACCGTTACTAATAGTTAATATGCTACCACCTGTGGTAACTGTGGTGGTTGTTACTAGTTGGCTAACGCTGACTGTGTAACTTGTACCAGTTGTTGGAGTGCCAGTGGCACTTTGATTCAATGTGTACTCACCGGCGCCACCGTTTGTGCCTGACACAAATGCAACAATGTAAGTGCCAGCGGTAACTGAACCACCACTCAATGCCATACCCACTGAAACTGTACCAGCTGATGCTGCACTGACTGTTAGTGTTGTTGTGCTGATGGTAGCTGTAATGGTCACTGTGTTGACTGTTGTGATTTCTGTACCAGCAACAATTGTGCCGCCTGCCAAAACTTGTCCCACGGCCAACGAGCCGCCAGAAACAGTGCCGTTCACTGTCATCACTACTCCGCTGCCAGCAGCAGCTGCACCGTCACCAATAATAGCACTACCTGCTGTGACACCAGTGGCTGTTAATACTGGGCTGGCTACGGTACTGATAGCTGTTGGACGACTCGCTGTCCACTGTTCTGATCCAACTGCAACCCAAGTTCCAGCTGCTACTACGCCGTCTGTTGCACCTTTTTTGTAGTATAATTTGTTTAGTGTAGAAGTTGCTACCAGTGCATATGTGCCTGTTGTACCAAAACTGGCCAACGGTGCATTGCCTGCTGTGCCGCCAATCAACAAACTTGTGTTGGTGATAACTGTTACTGTTTGTGCTGTGAATGTTTGGCCGCCGGTAGTGGTAGCAGAATTAGCATTCCACTCAAAAATACCAAATTTACTTTCTGCAGTGTCCAACCAAACAGTTCCGTCTGCTGGTTCGCCTGATGGACTATTTGTTGTGCCAATCAGTTGTTTTGTATCCACATCAGCACGTACTACATAAGCACGATTGCTCACACCCAAGAAACTGTAGGCAGCTTGCAATCCATATTCGTTAAGCT